ATCAGTATAGCGTTGCATTTGTGTATCATACACACGCATCGCTTGCTCAAATTCATAATCACGCTGCTCTACAGCAAAATTACGTTGGTCATAAAGCTGTTGATTTTGATAGTTACGAATAGTTTCGTCGTTTCTTTTTTTAAACTCAAGACTTTCTTTGGCGTAAGAAGTTTGAAGTTGCTGAATACCGTTAAACTCCCTTACGGCTTTTTCATTAGCTCTATCTTGGGCTTGTCTGTTTTTTCTTTCAGCCTCTCTTTTAGCTCCTGCGCCAATACCAAGAAATGACATACTCAGACCCTCCTATAGAAACGAGGTGTATATTGTCCTTCCCACATCATCGCATTAACTGCAACTGGGAACGGTGAATTGTTAAACATTCTTACTCTAAAGTTTTCAGTACGTTGATGAATAGGAAGAATAAATACATTCTCTGTATCTAGCGGTACATCATTGGCTAGATAGGTGTTAGCTTCAATAGTAGGTTGGATGCTAAACCACTCTTTAATGTAGAATCTAATTTCCGCATTATTAGCAGGAGCAGTGTCAAACACAATAGTTGTGTCGTTAGTGAAACTAAAATCAGTGTTTGCAATACCATTAACACTTACCTTAACGTCAGACCTATCTACATAATCAAGGTCACGTTTGTTAAACGTATAGGTAGTGGTAGAACCATCACCAGTAAACTTAAGTTCATAAGGTAACCTACCTGTTTGCTGTAGTTTAAAGCTCATCATACCGGACAAACCGACAGAGAACTTCATACGTGCAATAGTAAGGTTAGCAGTAAAGTCTGCTTCAACTCTTTGTGGGCGGAAATAAGTACGTGGTAGTTCAACATCAAAGTTATACTTAAACCCAACGACAACATCAGAAGCTACGCTAGTCAGGTCTTTATTAGTAATGCTGAAGTAATCGCCTGTACCATCTGTACCACGTTCAGGGGTTACAGTAAAACCAGACTCAACAAATGAACCTGTTTGTGTGGTACCTTTAATAACAATAATAGGTGTCAATGACGACACATCATTATAAGGTAAGTAGCACTTAGTTGTCTTTGTAGCAGCATCATACGTAACGCTAGAAGCAGTTGCATACAAGTCTACACATGGGTTAACACGTTGACCTTGGTTATTAACAATAATAGCTTCTTCTGGTGACTGACTTAAAGCTGCTTTACTGATGGTAAACTGGTTACCTTGTTTGGTAACAGCATACATGTCATCAGTATTAGTAGCTAAGAACTGTACAGTACCTGGCATCAACCAACTAACCCAAGACTCCATCAAGTTCTTCTCCCCATCATTATAATAACGGAATAAGAACACTTCATTTGAGTCTTGACCACTCAACGCAATCAACGAGTTTTGAGGACTAGCAATCATTGAATCAATATCTGGGCTAACCCATTCTTTAACCACACGACTGATGTCTAGTACCTGAGGGTTCTCTTGTTGACCCCTAGTTACCATACCAAACACACGTGAATACCCAGGTGTTTTGCTGACAAAATTAATGTTAGTACCGACGTCAACAGGGTAAATGTTTTTATCTACCTCATAGTTAGAGATAGTTCTGATGGTAGTTAGTGATGGTGTTAACACACCAGTGTCAGAGAACATGATAAACTGCTGATCTGCAGAGAACAGGATTACACCTTGTGCTGTAGGAATCACAGCATGAAGTGCAGTAGGTCTTGTAGAAGAGCAGCTAATATCAATAGGATCACTATCAATAGAAGTTTGAGCAGTCTTAACGTAGAAATTATAAAAATCCCCAGACCTGCTCATGATTACATTATCTTTAGATAAAAATCCAAGACGATTGTTATGGAAGAAACCAGCAGTAATTTTGTTATCTACAAACTTAGGTTGTGGGTTGGTAGTATCATCACCAACCAATCGATCTTCGTAATCAATTTGACGGAAGACAAAGGTATTCAAGGCTGTATTAACAAGCTCATGAGGCATTGTAGAATTATTGAAACCAGTAGATACAGAAGGATCAACTGTTTCTTCCCAATAACCTTCACCGCTTACACCATCGTGTGCTACAAATTTAACCCAATAATCGTCTTCAGCAGCGCCAGTGTTGACGATTTTTAAAATACGACCTTGAAGTGATTTATCTGGAAGATCAGAAACATCAGCTACTTCATCCTCTAGTGCAACTAAATATGTGTTAGTAATACCACCTTCCGCCTGTACCTCCATATCAGAAGTACATTCTAGTTCCAAAGAGTTGCTTAAACGTGTAATTGTAAGACCAGGAGTACCACTTAGATCACTTTCCAAATCAGTAAGCACTGAGTTAACATCATCAGAAGAGCTGGTATTATAAGTAGCAGAATATGTTGTACCCCCAATCACAACATCAATAGAGTAAGTTTCAGAATCACCATACTGCTTAAGCACAACACTAGCTTTACGGTTTGGTGTGTAAGAAGGTGCCGCTGTTACTGTAACTGTTGTGTTAGTGTTAATAATAATAGAAGTGTCTTGTACTGTGATAATTTTGTAATTATCTTTAGTACCATTTAAGTAACCAGTTCCATCAGGATAACTAACAGTACAAGTAGCACCACTTTGTGCGTTCCAAATACTAATACTTGTACCTTTAATGACACCAATATATTCTTCATCATCATCTCTGTTGATGTAGAACCATTTACCGTCATCATAAGTGGTACCAGTTCCAAGATTTAGAACATGTTTAAATCCAGGTCTTTTAGTTAATCCAAAGGTGGGGTCAGGATAGCCATTATAACACTCACGTACTTGACCTGGTAGTATTCTATCGTCTGATTGTTTTGATACCCCACCTAAATAATTTGTGATTCGTTGAGTTACTGCTGGCATTACCTATAAAGCGCGTGGAACGGTTTGTAAGATTGATAATTATTAGTCTCTCCGCTATGACCGAAGAAAGTATAATCACCTTGATTGCACTCATACTCAACAAGATTAGACCTAAGATAAGCTTCTTTTTGTTGAAGGATTTGGTATTGGTTAGGATCACCAACAATACGACTAGATACAATAGCTGCAGCTCGTGCAGTAATGTAATCTTGAACAGCTGTAGGGAGATCAACCCAGTCAAACAACCAGGTAATATCACATGCTACATTAGCTTTACCTTCAGCCCAATCATAGGAATGGCTGATCTTGTCGTATAGTTTACCATTACGCCTTACGACATCATAACTCATATTATTAGGGTTAGATGATAGGTCAATTTGGAGTACGTTGTTAGGAATTTGGATTTCGTTGTTATTATCAGGAATCATTTCATAGTTAAGTTCCCGATTAAATGACCAACCTTCCGCCTGTACTTCCCGAGAGACTTCTAACAAAGTCCCATAGGCAATCGCAACGTCCGGGTTGGTTTGATCTAGGGTAGTGACAGGCGCTTGCCCACATGATTGCAAGATTTGATTAACAGCAGGTAGTTCCTGTGTTGCATTAGTGGTAGGAAAAGCCATTGATTATCATTCTCAATAAGAAATTAAAAAAAAGGAGCCCCCGAAGGAGCCCCCAAAAAAAGGATCAGAATGCAGAAGGTGCAGTAGCACCCACGTACAGCTCAACGGCTGCAGCAGGGTTGAGGTAATCACAACCGCAAGCCAGACGACCCAGCATCACATCACCTTGATAGATAACGGACACGTCGCCGCTGGTCACTTGGACCTGGGGACCAATTGCTTCCACCATACCGGCGGCTTCCTTTTGGAAGATCAGACCACAGGACTTGGCACCAACTTCAGCAGCAGTACCATAATCATTGTTGATACCAGTAGAAGCGTCAGAGGCGTTCTCCAGGGCTTCACCAACGAAAGAACCGGTGTTAGCAGGAGCGGTCACACCAGTAGTACCACCATAAGCAGTACCATATTTACCCAGGAACGGAATGTTCATGGACTTGTAAATCTTGATACCAGCGATCTCCACGATACCCTGACCACTTTGCAGTGCGGTACCTTGAACATCACGGTTCACAAGACCGTTAGAACCGACAGCTTGGATCAGTTCATAGTATTGACGGGGGTTCAGGACAGCCACACGACCGTCGGAAGACACACCCTTTTCATCCAGAGCAGCGGCAGCATCATAGAATGCAGACACAAGGTTAGCAGCCACATAAGCGTCAGAATCGTTAGTGGTAGAACCAACACGAATCTGAGTACCACCGGGCTCAACGTAGCCAGTAGCAGACACAGGAGAGGCAGCACGTGCGCCACGAGCAATAGCACGGAAGGCAAGACGGTCATACTTCTCAGCCAGAGCATAGCCGATCTTACGGCTGATCTCAGAACGGAGGTCGTAATGAGCCAGGACTTCGTCCAGTTCATACACGAATGCGGAGCTGATCAGAAGGTCATCAATAGTGATGGTCTTCTCAGCCACCGGGGGTGCACCGTTGCTATCACCCAGGATGCTGTTTCCAGGAGTATGGAACTCAGACTTTGTACGACCCGTGTAGATGAACTGCAGAGATTTGCCGTTCTTCAGGGTACGCTTCATGATCAGATCCCGAGCAATAGTATTGTACTGGAATCCTTTGAACATCTCACCGCTAAAAAGCTTGAGATACAGAGCACGGGTATCACCCGTAAGGTTAGCCTGACCCAGCTGAGTAAGCTGAGTAGGGTTAACAGAAGATTGAAATGCCATTGTAGTAATAAATAATTAAATATAAAAGACTACCAAACGTTTGATATATAAAAATTTTTGTGGTAAAAATTTAAAGGTCTTTTACCAAACCGGTTCGGCAAAGGGTGTCCTCGTAAGGGCCAATGCCAAATAAGTAAAGAGGGGAATCGAACCCCTCCCAGTGTGCGTTAAGCACGCACTAAGTCACCAGATTACTTCTTGTACTCAACACCGCGATAGCGGAGCGTATCAACACGATAACGCTCAGCACGCTTGCGCTGATTATCAAGGAAACGAATGAGATTAATAGACATGGTTCGTACAAAATAAACCTAGTCCCCGTTCCATGACTAGGCAACATGCGGAAGCAGCGTAGCTGCAACTGAACGTACGAATTAATTAACCAATAGTAGGGGCAGTAAGAGCTACTTCAGTAGTAGATGCAGCTGCAAGATCAAGAGGGAAGTTGTGCGCATTACGTTCATGCATTACTTCAAAACCAAGGTTAGCACGGTTAAGAATGTCAGCCCAAGTATTAATGGTATGACCTTGACGATCAATAATAGATTGATTAAAGTTGAATCCATTCAAGTTAAACGCCATAGTGCTAACGCCAAGAGAAGTGAACCAAATCCCCAGGACGGGCCAAGCGGCAAGGAAGAAATGAAGAGAACGACTATTATTAAACGACGCATATTGGAAGATAAGTCTGCCAAAGTAACCATGCGCAGCAACAATGTTATAAGTCTCCTCCTCCTGACCGAACTTGTAGCCATAGTTTTGGCTTTCATTTTCAGTTGTCTCACGCACCAAAGAACTGGTGACAAGACTACCATGCATAGCTGAGAACAGAGCCCCACCAAATACGCCGGCAACACCAAGCATATGGAAAGGATGCATAAGAATATTATGTTCAGCTTGGAAGACCAACATGAAGTTGAACGTACCGGAAATGCCAAGAGGCATCCCATCAGAAAAAGAACCCTGTCCAAACGGATAGACAAGGAAGACTGCAGTCGCTGCAGCCACGGGGGCAGAGTAAGCAACAAAGATCCAGGGCCTCATCCCAAGTCGGTACGAAAGTTCCCATTCTCGTCCCAAGTAAGAGAAGATACCGATAAGGAAGTGGAACACGACGAGCTGATAAGGTCCGCCATTGTAGAGCCATTCTTCAAGGGTATTGGCTTCCCAGATCGGGTACAAATGTAGTCCAATTGCGTTACTGCTAGGCACGACGGCACCAGAGATGATGTTGTTACCATAGAGTAGAGATCCGGAGACTGGTTCACGGATGCCATCAATGTCTACAGGAGGTGCAGCAATGAAAGCAAGAATAAAACAGGTGGTGGCGGCAAGGAGACACGGAATCATCAGTGTCCCAAACCAACCTACATAAAGACGGTTATTGGTAGAGGTAACCCAGGAACAAAACTCTTCCCAGGTATCCCTCTGCCGAGTAAGTACAGAAGTAGCCATAAAAATGTTTTAGTTGTGTTAAATAATACCGACCCACCCACCACAAATTAAATTAGAAGCTGTACTTCACACCAACTTTAGTACCATAGCCATTGTTGTCGTCACCAGTGATAAACGACAGCTCACCGTAGGCACCCAGCTTTTCAGACAGGGGGACAGAACCACCAACTTTACCAGACAGTTCCACTTCAGACTCACCACCATCGGGAGATACAATAGAAGGACCACCTTGGATGTACCAGTTAGAACCTTCGTAACCAATGTGGTTGTCAATCACAGTACCATTATAATCAGAACCAGTGAAACCAGAGTTAGCTTCAATGTTCACATAAGGACCAGCAAGTGCAGGGGTTGCAGAGAGAGCAACGACAGGGAGGATAGCAAGAAATTTCATTGTAGTTTGTTTAAAAAAGAATAAGTGTACTGTGTGCGATTACCATGAATACCCCAACCTAGCCAATACCAGGCATGGTGCATATAGTAATCAAGGGTTTGATGTTTAGTTTGAAATGCATGGAGATCATCTCTGAACTCCATTTCATTAATCATGTAACGTGTTTGCCCCTCCAACGAGGATGGGTCACAACGCCATTGTTTGCAGAACGTTCCCAAGCCATCATAACGATGTTGGGAGGTCCATTGAATGAGCCCATAGCCACCACGAAGGCACTGATCGTAGGGCACGATGGCCCCACCCTCACATACCTTAGGGCGGAAGTTGGACTCTTGTTCTA